AAAGGTAATTTATTTAACCACTACGATGCTCCTTCCAATCCGTTGGATATTCGTAGAGAAAAACTCAGAAGAAAAGTAGAAGAAAAAAGAGCATCTTCCATAGGACTGAAGATGCCAAAGAATTTTATGCCTTATGTAGGTAACTGGAGAGAGATTACTCCAGAAAGTTACAAATTGTTTGATGCATTTTTGCATCCAGACAAACCATTTACAGGCAGAATTTCTTTTCCAATTAAGGACTTGACAGGAAGAATAGTAGCATTTAACTGCAGAACACAGTCCCCAACTGATGTTCCAAAGTATTTAATACATCCCCCGAAGGCATTGCTACCTTTGTATCCTGCTCGAGTCCGCCCCGTTAAGGGCAGAGTAATTTTAGTAGAAGGTATATTTGATATGTTGAATCTACACGACAAAGGGTTAGAAAATGCTGTTTGTTGTTTTGGAACTAGAAACATTGATGTTGACAAGTTAAAATTATTAAAAATGCAAGGAGTATCTGCAGTAGATATACTATTTGATCCTGATGAAGCAGGACAAGAAGCTGCTACTCGAGTTGCCGAACTCTGTGAAATAGCAGAGTTATTATCAAAAAATATAAGATTGCCTGTACAATTAGGGGATGCGGGCGCTTTAAATAAAGTAAAAGTAAAAGAATTAAAGGAGACATTATATGGCTAAAATAGCCCTAGTAGAAAGTAAACCTAGTCGTAATGACTATGTAAAGTTATTTCAGAATGAAATACAGTTCGATAAGTATGAATTATGTTCTGATCCAACAATTAAGAAAGTATTAAAACGAGACTGTGATATTGAGATTAATCAAGATGACTATGATTGGATTATACTTGTTGGTTCTGAGTGTTTAAAGTATTTTACGAATCAGAATTCTGTAACAGAATATAGTGGTAGATGTATTGATGATAAGTACCTACCAGTAATTAATCCTGCTATGTTAGCGTTTAAACCTGAAGCTAAAAAGACATGGGAAGAATCAAGAGAGAACATAGTCAAATATACAAAAGGACAACTAAAACAACAAAAGCTTGGAGACGACAAGTGTTATGGTATCCGAGATTCGAAAGAACTTCATAGATACCTAATCAAAGCTAGAGATCATGCGAATGACTTTGTTGCTCTTGACTCTGAGACTTCAGGTTTGTACCCCCGAGATGGGTATATGCTTGGTATTAGTTTATCTTATGAAGCAGAGCATGGAGTGTATATAGACTGTGAGTGTATAGATGAAACAGCAGAAGTATTACTTCAACAAATATTTAACAAGAAAAGAGTAGTCTTTCACAATGCTAAGTTTGACTTAGCGTTCTTTGAGTATCACTTTAGATTTAAGTTTCCAAGGTTCGAAGATACTATGCTACTTCATTATATGCTAGATGAGAATCCTGGCACACATGGTTTGAAACAACTATCTCTTAAGTACACTCCATATGGAGACTATGAAAAAGGTATGTACGAATGGATAGATGATTACTGCCGTAGAAATGGTATACTCAAAGGTAGCTTCAGTTGGGATCTTATTCCTTTTGAAGTAATGCAAGACTATGCTGCTATGGATGCAGTGTGTACTTTCTTACTATTTCAAAAGTTTGAAAATGCACTAGTGAAAAATCAAAGATTGTATGGAGTGTATAGAGATATTCTTATTCCAGGCTGTAGATTCCTGACAGATATTCAGGATGCAGGAGTTCCTTTTGATAAAGACAGACTTCAAACATCTTCAGTACTTATGCAAGAACAAATTGATGAAGCTATTAAAAAGTTATATACTTATCCAGCTATCAAAGAGTTTGAACATAATCAAGGTAAAGACTTCAATCCTAATAGTACATTACAACTGAGAGGATTACTTTTTGACTTTCTAGGATTAGAGCCTACAGGTAAGAAAACTGGAACGGGTGCGCACAGTACTGATGCGGAAGTGCTAAAAGAGTTAGCCGAGGAGCATGAAGTACCACAATTAGTACTCGATATACGACAGAAAGTTAAGATTAAGAGTACATATCTTGACAAAATTTATCCACAGCTTGATAGAGACAGTAGACTTCGTACAGGTTTCAACCTGCATGGAACAACTTCTGGAAGGCTATCATCAAGTGGTAAAATGAATATGCAACAGATTCCTCGAGACAATCCGATTGTGAAAGGATGTATTCGAGCCGCAGAAGGCAAGAAGATAGTTGCAATGGATTTAACCACAGCTGAGGTATATTGTGCCGCTGTGCTTGCAAATGATAAAAACCTTATGGATGTATTCAGAAGCGGTGGAAACTTTCACTCAAACATTGCAAAGCTCGTCTTTAATCTTCCTTGCGAAGTAGACGAGGTAGCAGAACAGTTTGGCACACAAAGGCAGATGGCAAAAGCAGTAACATTTGGTATTATGTATGGAGCTGGACCAAAGAAAATTAGTGAACAAGTCACCAAAGACTCAGGAAAATACTTTAGTATGAATGAGGCAAGTGCAGTTATTCGAGATTACTTTGAACAGTTTCATGGTTTAAAGAAATGGTTAGACGATAACAAACGATTTATTCAAGATAATGGATTCATTTATTCTCACTTTGGTAGAAAGAGAAGATTACCAAATGTATTCTCACAAGATAAAGGTATTGCATCTCATGAAGTAAGATCTGGTATTAATTTTCTAGTACAGTCTATAGCATCTGATGTAAACTTACTTGGAGCGATTGATGCTCATAATGAAATTGATAGTAGTAAAGCAAAGATATTTGCTCTCGTTCATGACTCTATTCTAGCAGAAGTAGATGAGGAGTATGTAGATGAGTATATGGAGATTGTAAAAGATTGTATTCAAAAAGACAGGGGTATGTCTATACCAAACTGTCCAGTCGGATGTGATTTTGATGTAGGAGAAGATTACTCCTTCGGAAAATTTGAGGCAAAGTATGGAATTTAAAAGAGGAACAGAAAAAATAGTAATAGAACTAGTAGTGCCAAGCGTTATAGAAGGGCAAGACAATGGTATGGAGCATACTAGAAAAGTACTAAAACAATGGATTGATAGTTCTGATTTTAATTATAGTTGTCAACTACCTGCAATGAATCCACAACGAGTATTTGATGGGCTCTCAAGAAGAGAAAGAGTATTACTTGATCCTCTTGCTGCGAGTCAAAGAAAATGAAATTATTAGTAGTATTGTTATTATTAAGTTGTACAACTACAACTTATGAAGAACCACCTGTCGAACCGACAGACTGGGAGAAGTGCGAACTTTTTCTCACTCATGATGCGGAAGCATGGTCGACTTGCATGGCAATAGTATGAAGCTAGAAGATATTCGATTCCCACTTTATGTGGTTCATTCAGATGAAGTTATGCGTAGAGATGGCGTGCTATGGATTGATGGTGCTGTCATTGATGACACGAATGTAGAAGGGCAAAGTATAGGTGAAAGAAGATTACGAACACCTTTAAAAAATATGTATGATCTAAAACATCAGATAGATAATTTTGGTGGATTAGTAAAACATAGAGGACGATTTTTTGTGGATTCAAATGGAAAGTTTTTCATTTACGAAAAAAGTGTAAAAGCTGATTTAAAATACCATCTAATAGGTAAAGTAGAAGTTAAAGAACTCGCTACTTTGATATGGATTCAAGGTATACCTTTTCCTTTTGAACTCCCTCGACCTCCAAATAGAACAGAACTATACGCAGGAATATTATATATCAATAAACGCCCTGCTTATTTATACGAATTAAGCACACGAAAGTGGCGTGACACTTGGAGAAAGATATGATACGACACGCGTATCGAGTACCTTTTTGGTACTCACAGAAGGACAGGTTATCGGATGAAGCCTGTGACGAAATAATTAAACTTGGAAAAGAGAATGGTTTAGATGAAGCAGGAATATATGGCGCTACACAAGAAACAAAAGTCAAGAATGATAAGACTAGAGTTACAAATGTATCATGGTTTCCACAAGGACACTTTCTCGAAACTATGTTACAAGGTTATACTACACTAGCAAATCTTGAAGCATGGAACTTTGTTATAACAGGCAAAGAAACAATACAGTTTGGCGAGTATAAAAGAGGTGGTTTTTATAATTGGCATACAGATTCATCATTGAATCCTCATGTACCTTTTAGAAAATTATCTGTAACAGTAAACTTGTCTCATCCAAAAGATTATGAAGGGGGTAACTTTGAAATAAAAAATCCACAAGGGCAAGAACTAAAAATGCCTTTGGGACAGCTAAGAAAAAGAGGAACAGTAATCATATTTCCATCTTTTTTACAGCACAGAGTTACTGAAGTTAAAAGAGGTACAAGGTATTCATTAGTTCAATGGTACAATGGACCTGAGTTTAAATAGGAGATAACATGGCAAATCATGTATCAAATTATATTACTGTTGTCGGTAACGAGGCAGTAATAGATAAGTTTGCAGATCAAGTAGCAAACAAAACAGTTGAAAAAGAAATAAAAAACTGGGAAGGCGAACCCATGAAAATACAAGAACATGTTGGCATTGATGAGTTATCTTTTATGCCGAAGTATGATGAAGATAAAGCATACGATTGGTACTGTAGTAATGTAGGAGCAAAGTGGGCATTTATTGAAGATGGTGCAGAGGACTATATAAATGTAGTATCTGCATGGTCACCAGTGAGCGAATTTTGTAGTCATCTAGTAGAGTATCTATCACAAGTAGACCCAAATGTATTAATTAGACATCAGTACGAAGATGAATTCAGAAACTTCATTGGAATACAAATACATTGGGCAGACGAAGGAGTTGCAGAGTCTGATTACGAAGAACTTCAAGACTCTGACCTAGATGATGTAATGGTTGATAAATTTCCAGAGTGGAATGAAGATGACTTTGACCACTATGACTATCATGAAAAGTATGATTGCGTACCCGGCGAAGCACTAGACGATTATGTCTGGGAATGGATGGATGAACAATGGGAAGATTTATACAGACCTTTCAAAAAATCAACAGAGGAAAAAGAAGGAAGTTTTTACGGATACAACGAAAAGAACGACAGTTACGTTCATGGGTTGGATGACTAATGATCTACCTACGAAAAGATATGCCTCAAGTGCATATGACAGATATTGAACGATCTGATTTTTCATTTACAGTAAAAAGTATACGCTATGTAGACTTATTACCAACACAAAAAGACAGAGATGAAGCTGTAAAAAAGAAAATGGAAATGAGACTAAGCGGTGGATTTTATAGAAACCCAATAAAAGTATGTCCTGCTGCTGCTAATAAATATTATATTATTAATGGTCATCATAGATTTGATTTTCTTTCAAAAAGATATATGAATGATACAGACGATTCACATATAGATAATTGTGAATGTGTAGTTATAAATGCAAATTTAGAAGATATTTTAAAATACTTTAAAAAATGATTGTAATTAATTTTTTTGGAGGAGCGGGGTCTGGCAAGTCTGCACAGGCTGCTGGACTATTTTGGCTAATGAAAAGTAAGGACTACAGTGTAGAACTTATAAATGAGTTTCCAAAACAGTTAGTGTGGGAGAAACACTATGAAGCTCTTTCAGATCAATTATATATTTTAGCTAATCAAAACAGACAAGTTTTAAGACTCGAAGGGCAGGTTGATTATTGCATAACGGACTCTCCCACTTTATTGAGTTTAGTATACAAAAATGCTTACTCAGTATCACCGTATTCAAATGCACTTAATCAACTTGCTCTTGAGAGTTTTGAAAGAAATACAACAATTAATTTCTTTTTAGAGTCAGGAGATAATTATAAACAAGTTGGAAGAGTTCAAAACGAAAAACAGAGTTACGAAATAGAGGAAGAACTTAAAGAAATTCTTGATAAAAAGAATATAAAATATTATCTTATAGACTATAAGACAGAAAACGATATACTTACAAATATGCTAAAATACGTGCAACATGAAAGCAGTACTCTCTAATAGAATATACATAGAGTGCACTAACGAGTACCAAGAGTATCTCGATAAAGAACTCACATACAGTATACCGCCTCGTAGACCTACAGATCCGCCTATCATTATTAAGAATATGGGCGTAGTGAGAGCAGGTTTAGTGACCTTACCAATCGGGAGAACGGATTTAATTCCAGACGATTACGAGATAGTTGACAAACGGGTTGAGTTACCAATCGAACCACTTGACTTCAAGTTCACTTTACGAGACTCTCAACAGTCTGTATATGATGAAGTCGAAGGCAGTTGTATAATCAACGCTTGGGTCAGTTGGGGAAAGACATTTACTGCGTTAGCTATCGCAAATAAATTACAACAGAAAACTTTAATCGTTACCCACACTTTAGCCTTAAGAGGGCAGTGGGAAAAAGAAGTAAAAAAAGTTTTCGGGGTTACGGCGGGTGTGATTGGCTCAGGGAAGTTTGAGATCGATTCGCCTTTCGTCGTGGGAAATGTGCAAACTTTGTATCGAAATATCGACAAAATCACACAAGAGTTCGGTACTATTATACTTGATGAGATGCATCATGTAAGTAGTCCAACTTTTACACGAATTATTGATGCTTCGAGAGCAAAGAATAAAATTGGTTTAACAGGAACCTTGCAACGAAAAGATGGAAGACATGTAGTGTTTCGTGATTACTTTTCGAGTACTGTTTTTAAACCACCAAAAGAGAATTATCTTACACCAAGTGTAGATATTATAAACTCTGGTATTCGTTTCATGGACGGCAATGTTGACTGGGCTACAAGAGTCAACTCACTTGCTTTTGATTGGGAATACCAAAATATGATCGGTATACTTGCCGCAAGTTATGCAGCAAAAGGTCATAAAGTTCTAGTAGTAGCCGATAGAGTAGATTTCCTAAAGAGTTGTGCAAGGCTCGTAGGAGATACTGCAATCTGCGTAACTGGAGATATTCCACATGAGCAGAGAGCAGAGATGGTTAAGGAAATCTTTACTGACAAAGATGTTCTCTTTGGAACACAAAGTATCTTCTCAGAAGGTATCAGTTTAGATTGCCTTAGTTGTCTCATTTTAGGTACGCCTATAAACAATGAGCCTTTGCTCACACAGTTAATCGGGCGAGTAATAAGAATGTATGACGGAAAACAACAGCCCAAAGTAGTGGATATTAACTTACATGGTCGAACTGCTAGAAAGCAGGCTTCGGCGAGAAGGGGATATTACATACGACAGGGCTATGAAGTTTTTGAAGTATAGCATGAAAAAATATATCTTGACACGGAGTTAAAAGTTTGTTATAATATGTTATTCTATAATTGGGAAAAAGTAAAAAGGGAAAGCAACGGGAGTGTCAAAGATATTTTGACGATACTTCACATACTTACCTATAAGCTACCACCAGTGAATAGACATGATAGAATATATAAATTCTGGACTAAAAGTTTTCATGGGGATTCGTTCCTAGTAAACCCAGAAGCGTTATTCATTCAAAGAAGGAGATATTCAGATGGCGAGATTGCACAGTATGCAGGTATCGCATCATTGCGTAATTATTTTGAATATCAGAAAAACAAAGATACCACATTAGACCTCCTTCACTTTACAGGGAACGAGGACAGTATTAAAAACAATAGATTACTACGAATAGAAAATGACAGAATACATTTTTTGTTTGAAGAAATCACTTTAAAGGAATTAAAATGGCAATAAAATTTAATCAAACCAAGGGCGAAGCCCAAAAAAATAAAATCGACAGTTATCAATATGTCGAAGGCGACAACGTAGTAAGAATGGTAGGGGATATGCTTCCTCGCTATGTTTACTGGTTGAAAGGCGAAAACGGTAAGAATTTACCATTCGAGTGTCTATCATTCGATAGAGACGCAGAAGCATTTACCAATGTAGAAAAAGACTGGGTGAGAGAGTATCATCCTGATCTTAAATGCGGTTGGTCTTATGCTATCCAATGTATTCATGACGGAAAAGTCAAAGTACTAAACTTAAAGAAAAAACTACTCGAGCAGATTATGGTTGCAGCAGAAGATCTTGGTGATCCAACTGATCCTAAAACTGGCTGGGATGTTTACTTTAAAAGAGTCAAGACTGGACCAATGGCTTACAATGTTGAATATCAACTACAGGCTCTCAAATGCAAACCAAGAGAGTTAGACGATTCTGAAATGGAACTCATTGCAGAACTTAAGTCAATGGACGAAGTACTTACTCGACCAACAGCGGATGCACAAAAAGAACTACTTGACAGATTACGAGAAGGGGCTAGTAACTCTACTCCTGACGAAACTGTCTCCGATGAATTTGATATTACATAGGAGAAAGTTATGTTAACAGTAGGCGATAAATTTCCAGACTTTTCTATGCAAGGTGTAAATGAAACAAATGATTTCATTGATGTAGATGTACTATTGGCTGAATGGTCGGTAGTGTATTTCTACCCAAAAGATTTTACTTTCATTTGCCCAACAGAGATTGCGGCAATGGATAATGTAGCTACTCATGCTGATGTTATTGGCGTAAGTGGAGACAATGAATTTTGTAAACTTGCTTGGAAAAAAGACAACTCTTTAATCAGGGATATACAACATATCCTTGCAGCAGACTGCGGTCTAAAACTATCTGAAAAACTTGGTATAGTTGATGAAGAAAACGGAGTGTGTTACAGAGCAACTTTTATAGTTGACCCTGAAGGAATAATCCAACATGTATCAGTAAATGCGTTAGATACAGGCAGAAACGCAGAAGAAATTTTACGAACACTACAAGCCTTACAGGCTGGTGGTCTTACAGGGTGTTCTTGGACACCTGGGGACGAATTCGTAGGATGATTCTATTTACCGCAGATTGGCACATTAAACTCGGACAGAAGAATGTACCTATAGCATGGGCATGCTCACGCTATAAGTTATTCTTTGACCAAATTTATGAGCTTGAAAAAGATGTTGATTTGCACATCATTGGTGGGGACTTGTTTGATCGAGTTCCCAGCATGGATGAACTAAGTCTTTACTTTGACTTTGTAAAGAATGTTACCGTTCGTACTATCATTTATGATGGTAACCATGAGGCAACTCGTAAGAACAAAACGTTTTTTACAAATTTAAAAAGAGCAACAACAAGTATAAATCCTCTAGTAGAAATAATAGATGAAACATATACTGAAAATGACTGGTGTATACTACCATATGCAGACTTGCATAGAAAGAAAAGTATTGAGGGTATAGAAGAAAGCATACTCTTTACTCATGTGCGTGGAGAGATACCTCCTCATGTACAACCAGAAGTAGAATTAAAAAGATTTGATAAGTTTAAAGTAGTATTTGCAGGAGATTTACATGCTCATAGCAATACACAAAGAAACATAGTATATCCTGGCTCACCTATGACTACAAGTTTTCATAGGAATAATGTTGAGACAGGCTATCTAATGATAAATGATAATGACGAATTTCAATGGACATGGCATAAATTTGACTTGCCACAGTTAATTCGTAAAACAGTTACAGATCCTAGCGAAATGGTGCAGACAGACTTTGACCATACTATATACGAGATCGAGGGAGATGTAGCAGATTTAAGTAATATCAAAAATAGTGAGTTACTTGACAAAAAAGTTATAAAAAGAAAGACAGAAGCAACTCTGATATTGGGCAAAGAAATGACAATGGAAGAAGAACTAAGTGAGTACTTAAGTTATATATTAGAGTTAGATGATAGTAAAGTTAAAAATATTTTAGGAGTGTTTAGTGATTACGCTAAAGAAGTTACAGTGGAGTAATTGTTTTAGTTATGGTGCAGACAATGAGTTAGATCTTAATGAAACCATAGTTACACAGTTAATTGGCACAAATGGAACTGGTAAAAGTTCTATTCCTTTGATTCTTGAAGAAGTTTTATTTAACAAGAACTCAAAAGGTATCAAAAAAGCAGACATACCAAACCGAGAAGTCAACAAAGGCTATGATATATCTTTGTCTTTTGATGTTGTAGATGATGAGTATTTAATCGAAGTTATTCGTAGAGGCAGTATAAAAGTAAAACTCTACAAAAACGGAGATGATATATCTAGTCATACAGCTACAAATACATACAAGACTTTAGAAGAAGTAATTGGTATAGACTTTAAAACTTTCTCACAGATTGTTTACCAGAATACCAATGCTAGTTTACAATTCTTAACTGCCACAGATACTAACCGTAAAAGATTCTTAATTGATTTATTACAGTTAGATAGTTATGTAAAATACTTTGATGTTTTTAAAGAATTATCACGAAATTTAGCTGGAGACGTTTCTCACATACAAGGGAAAATTGACACAATCGATAAGTGGTTATCAGATAATTATTTGGAAGATACATCACTACTTTCGAAATTAGAATTACCATTTTACTCGGAAGAAGATGAAGAAGCATTGAGATCTTTACAAATAGAATTTCAAAATATCTCAGAAATCACGAAAAAAATTAACCAAAATAATTTATTCAAAAGCCAGTTAGAGTCAATAGATTTAGGACTAGCGAAAGAGTATGTAGATAATAATGAGTGGCAAGACACAGAGCAGTTAGTACAAGAGATTGGAGAAATAAAATCACAAGGCTCTCAAGAAGTACGCATGGTTAAGAAGTACATGGACTTACAAGAACTAGACGAGGCAGGATGTCCAACTTGTGGTCAAGATATAGATTTAGCGTTTATACAAAAAGAACTACATAGACATCAAACTGCACGCACAGCGTACTCTGAAAAGCTAGACGAAGTTAATGATAAGCTAACAGATATAAACTATGCTAATAAACTGCTGAAACAAATGGAACAAAAAATAAACAGTTGGGAAGAAATATATAGAAGCATAGACCAGACACTCCCATTAGAGGTTCCAGACTCAGAAGAAGTACAAGACAATATTATTAAATTGAAAGAAAGAATCCGAAACAGACAAGACAGAGTAAACGAAGTAATAAAAGAAAATGAGAGAGTAGAAAGACACAATACTCGACTTTCAATTATTGAAGAACAACAAACAGATTTTGAAGATCAACAGAAAGAGTTAACTCAAGAATTAGCAGATGTTAATGATAAGTTTTCTAATGTTGATATACTTAAAAAAGCTTTTAGTACAAATGGACTACTAGCATATAAAATTGAGAATCTTGTAAAAGATCTCGAAGAACTTACAAATGAATACCTTGCTGAGTTATCGGATGGAAGATTCAGCCTTGAGTTTGTCGTATTAAATGATAAACTTAATGTAGAAATAGACGATAATGGCAAAACTGTAGATATATTAGCTTTGAGTGCGGGAGAGTTAGCAAGAGTTAACACTTCAACACTTTTAGCAATTCGTAAACTAATGAGTAGTATATCTAAGTCTCAAATAAATGTGTTATTCTTAGACGAAGTAACAAATGTTTTAGATGAGCAAGGCAAAGAACGACTAGTAGAATTATTATTAGGAGAAGAAAACTTGAATACATACATAGTATCTCATGGCTGGACACACCCATTACTAGCTAAGATAGAAGTAATAAAAGAAGAAAAAATAAGTAGGCTCGAACTTGGTTAATCCTAGACAAAAAGGTAATCGAGGTGAGCAACAAGTATTGTCTATGCTTGGTAGACTTACGAACGAAAAATGGGTACAAACTCCAGGATCTGGAAGTGGAAAGATCAAAGGAGATTGCATGGTGCCAGACAAAGTAAACTTGTTTACTGTAGAAGTCAAGTTCTATAAAGATATAGGCTTCAACAGTAAGATATACACTCAGAAAAGTAATAATCTTTTCAAGTGGTGGAGCAAACTTTGTAAACAAGCACAACAAATGGAACAAGAACCACTGTTGATATTTAGAGAGAACCACGGAAAGTTCTTTGCAGCAACAGTACGAAAACCAAAAAATACATTGCGTTATATGCATATTGCCTGGCTAGGTGCGTATATACTAATCGCAGAACACTGGCTAGAAAAAGAGGAGATAATATTTACAAATGGCGATAACATTCTCAGACCTTGGGAACCCAATTCAAAATGGGAACTTGCTGATAGTTGATAGTCTCAATATAGCGTTTAGATGGAAACATCAAGGTGTAACAGACTTCAAATATGATTATGTACGAACAATAGAAAGTTTAGCAAAGTCATACAATGCAGGTAATATTATAATTACTGCTGACGGTGGCAGTTCTTATAGAAAAGAAATATTCCCAGAATATAAAGCAAATCGTAAAGAAAAGTATGCAGAACAAACTCCTCAAGAAGAAAAAGAGTTTGCTATGTTTATGGCAGAGTTTAGTAATACTCTAACATTACTCAAAGAAAAATATCCAGTCTTTCAATTCAAAGGAGTTGAAGCTGATGATATTGCAGCATAC